ACTCCCGCGCTGGAGCGGATCGACATGTTGAACAGGTTGAGCAACTCGCCCCGGCGAAGGGTGGCATCGGTGCCAGCATCGCCGACGTTGGTCAGACTCGACCGCTTGCGGAGGTTGGCGGCAGCGGCGGTGTTCAGCACGCAGGACAGCATGCCGTCAGACATCGGGGTGCCGTTGTCTTCAAGGATGCGGTAGAGGTCCGAAAGGACTTCAAAGTTGGAGCCGAATGGAGTCGTTCCAGCAGTTCCAACAGCGCGGCTGGAGTTCTGGTAGGCGACGGTTGCAATCGAGGCTTCGACCTGATTGATCATCTTGCGGATCGCCTGAGCGTAGAGAGCCTGCAAGGCGGCTTCAGCGCCGACCGTGTTCGCAAGCTGCGCCCACTGCTCGCCCTTGAGGGGGATGTTTGCGCCAGCGTAGAGCGAAAGCGACAGGGTTTCGGCGCTGGTCGTGATGTCAGCTGCGTCAGGCGGGGTCATCGCCGGGGTGTAGCTGGTTTCCAGCGTAGGCTCGGTGGTCCGCATCGAGATGACGGTTCCGCCAGAGGACACGCCCTCAGATCCGCCGTTGACGATAACGCCTTGGGCGAAGCCGGTCGGTTCCCTTGCGACGATGTCGCGGGCTTGATAGAGGACTTCGGTCAGTCCGGTGAGTGAGATGTCGTTGGCCATAATGGTCTAGGTTTGAGAGTTGGTTATTCGGTGATTTTCCCGCCTTCGCGGATGAATGCATTTCGCTTCGGGTGAGAAAGATTGTTGAAGGAAGCGCGGGAAAGTTTTTTATTTGCGTCGCTGTCGTTGATGATTTCATCAACCGCAGGGTGACCGGCGCTTGCGATCATTTCGGCGGCTTTGGCGGAAATGGCATTTGCGATTGCCTCGGGAGCTTCAACGGACGCGACAAGCTCCAGCGCCTTCGCCTCGATGACTTCGGGCTTGGCGAGAGCTTCAGCGACTTCGCGAGCTTCCTTGTCAGCCTTGGCCTGAGCTTCGGCGGTTTCAGCCTTCGCCTTGAACTCGCGGAGTTCGTCAGCGGCCTCGGCCAGAACGGCGTCGGCTTCTTTCAGCTTGTTGGTAAGCGTCTGGATTTCGTTAGCCGCATTGACGAGTTCGCCATTTGCAGCTTCCAGCTTTGCGGTAAGTTCGCCATTCGGCAGGAGTCGGTCAAGAATGCTCATACGGTTATTGGTTTCGGATTTCGCGCCCTTGCCGCCAATGTCAACGGCGGATTTCCCGACGATGGAATCGGCAAACTTGCGCTCGATAGCTTCCGCCGCGCCCATCCAAGTCTCCTTCTTCATCAGTTCGCGCATCTCGTCTTTGTCAGCGCCGGTAACGCCTGCGTAAATGCTGGCGATCTCATCGCTCATCTCGTCGAGAATCTTCGCGGCTCGTGCGTGGTCTTCGGAATCCCCGCCGACCGTTTGCTGCGCTTCGTGAATCATGATCCGCGACCCTTGTGTGATTCGTCGCTCGTCTGCCGCCATGAAGATCACGGAAGCCATGCTGGCGACGATGCCGTTGCCGGTGGCGATGACCTTAACGCCGCGTTCCCGCATCCCCATGAGGGAGTGGTAAACGCGGTATCCGTCAAGAACGCTGCCGCCTGGGCTGTTAATCTCGATTTCCAGCGTCTCTAAAGCGTCGTCAGCCTTTGCCGTGAACTCGCCAATGCGGAGGTTCTCGGCAACAGCCTTAGCCCCGTAGAGCTTTTCGATGTCACCAATCAGGTCGTCGGAACTCCACGGCGTCACCGCATCGTTCAGCTTCACCTTTCCGGTTCGGTTTTCAATTTGAATCAGGTTCATCTTCTTCGATGGGGTTGGGTTCTTCCATGTCGGGCGCGTCGCCCTGCTCGCCCATTTCGTTAGGCGTGAGCATTGCCATCTCCCGGTCTTCGATCTCAACGCCAGCGGCTGCGCCCACTTCGGCGGCTATCAATTTCCGCAAGACGATCTCGTTAGCCCGCTCGCGGGTAAATTCTTCAATGTCGCGACCGTTGGCCTCGATGACTTCGGTGAGATTGCGGGTGCCTGCCCGCCAGCCTTCAAGTAAAGCCTTATCCTCGCGCCCGTCGTCAACCGATAGGCGAGGCGGCTTGGAGAATCCCCATAAGGTCGGATTTGCTAGGAAGACTTGCGATCCATTGGCGCGGGTGATCTTGCCTTTCGACTGAGCGAATGCGGCAGCGTAAGAGACAACGCGCTTCGCAAGGAAGAGGATCAGGCGTTGCCGCTCGCCCACAGCTCGACGGGCGCGCAGGATGTCGGCCCGCTCGGCTGTTCCTTGACCGGCTGATTTCCAAACCATGCCGTAGCTCCAGCCGGAACCAACAACAGAAGCCCGGTTCAATCGGTCCTGAAAGCTTTCCCAAACGTCGCCTGGGTTGTCGTGCTTGATGACTTCCAGCTTCTCGCCGGAGTTCGCCCGCATGTAGCGAGTCATTCCGCCTTGATAGCTCTGGAAGGTAACGCCGCCCGATCCTGCCGCTGCCGACCCAAGTGCAATGCCGGGGTCGTCGAGATCCGGCCCGCCATGCTCGTTGTATTCGATCAGCCCGATGGATGAAATGATGAGCTGGCGGATTCGCTCGTATTCGGTCGATTGAAGGCAGTGCTTCAAGTCCTCGACGGCGTGAGTGAAGGTAGGGAATCCTCGCCCCTGATCGCTGAAATCCTTGTCGTAAACGTGGACGACTGAGCTTGCCGAGATGTCTTGAAAGTCTTTTGAGCTTCCTTCGTCCATTACCCGGTATGCAATCGGGCGCATCTGCTTGTTGTAGATGATGCCGTCGCGGATTGTCGCGCCCGAATAGCGGCCCTCGCCAACCTTTTCGTTGTCTGGTCCGCTTTGGATTCGGTGGCTTGGGATGTTTTGGACGAGCGGGAACGTCTCGTCCTCGGTCATCGTGAGGAGTGTAAAGTGATCCCCAAAGTCGATGTCCTTGCTCGCGTCGTTTAGATATTGGTGCCAATCGTTGATCCCGCCGCGCACATCGCAGTTCGGCATCCAGACGTTCTTCAGCCAGCGTTCCACCGCGTCACCGTTTGCCGTGTCGTCTCCCGCGTAGGCCGGAATCCATGCCTGCCCGACTGAGTATTGAGCTTTCTGCGCAACAATGGCTTTCGGCACGCCCATGTTTGCCGCCAACCGCTTTGACAGCGAGACAAGCGTGCGCCGGTCATTCGACGGAATCAGCTTGTCGATGTCGGTATCGTTGATCGAAAACTGCGCCCCGCGCGACCGGGATCGGTCGGAGCCGTGGGCAAATCGACTGGAATAAACAACCGGAGCACCAAATTCGTCGAGGATAGCCATATTAGAAAATCGCTCGGGTGTCGGTGTTTAGCGCTCGGCCCGCGTCAACCTGGTTGATGACGTAGCGCAAAAGCGTCAGCCGCTCGGTGTTCGACATCGTGCGCCTACCGGAAAAAGTCTGCCCGTTGACCGTAGAACTGGTTAGCTCGAAAGCTGCGTCCGGGCTTGTCGCTAATGATAGCGCGAGCGATGACGCCTCGGCACGGATAGCCGCCACGGCCACCGCGTCGTCCTTGACGGTTAGGTAAATCGTTCTGGCAAGGCGAGCGGACACACGCCCCGAATCAAGCTTAGGGCGCGAATGTCAACGGCTTTGACTCGCCGGACATTTTGGAAATAAGCCTTTTATAGACCTGCTCAGGTCGCCGTGTTATGCCTGCCATGCCTTGCCCGGCCTCGCCACGCCAAGCCGCGCCGCGCCATGCCTGCCGTGCCCGGCCAAACCAAGCCCCGCCGCGCCTTGCCACGCCTGCCGTGACGAGCCTTGCCAGTCCGAGCCAAGCCTAGCCGTGCCTGCCATGACGAGTCGAGCCTTTGCGGGCCTACCGGGCCAAGCCTGCGTCGATGGCTTGGATAATTGGGAGCACCTCTTCAAGCGTGGCGTATTTCTGCTTGAAAGTCTCAGCGTCCCGGCGCGCATTTGCCAGCAGTTGCTCGCGGTAGTTCGGGATACCGATTGCCGTCTCGAAAGAGACGTAATGGCCACGCGGGCTTTCGTCTTCGCACGCTTCCGGCGTCACGTTGACGAAGGCGCGGACGCGGAATTCCCGGCCTTCGCTCGGAGCGTAGGTGATGCGGACGCGGCGGATGAGTTGGCCGGCCTGCATCAAGCGGTATTGCCTCGCGGCTTCCGTGTCATCCCATTGGAAGTGCTGGTGGAGTGGCGAGCTTTTCGGAGCCGCCGCTTTCAGCACCTGTTCCGGCGTTAATGTCCCGCCGTGTTTCTGCGCGATCTTCCCAAGGAGTTCCTCGAGAGATGCTGTCTCGTTTGGTTTCGTTTTCATGGTGGAGAATGGGGGCCTTTTATAGTGATGCCCATCACGCCGTGTGTTGCCTGCCTTGCCGAGCCCGGCCATGCCGCGCCGTGCCGTGCCGAGCCACGCCTCGCCTGCCGTGCCTTGCCGGGCCGGGCCGAGCCCTGCCGTGCCAAGCCGTGCCACGCCTGCCGTAACATGCGATTGCGCGCCTGGCCTCGTCTGGCCTTGCCCTGCCTGCAATGTGGCGTTGACGATCAATCTTCGATGCGGAAGGTGCCCCAGCCCATGCCAGCGGAGTTTTTCGAAAACGGGCGACCCTCGCCAACCCCGACTTGCGCACCGACCCGGTTGATGAGGTTGATCGCGTCGTTCGCAGAGAACTGGTCAGCGTCGTAACTGATTCGGATTTCCGCCGACCATGGCCAGAATTTTGCTCGAACGCGGAGGTCGCAAACACCGGTGGCATTCCGAACGTGCATCTTGGACGGTTCCGGCTTGCCCTTAATCTTGATCAGCGGCACGGCGTCGACCTTGTCGAATCCATCGGCTTCGACGAAAACGGACATTTTCGCCTGAGTCATTTTGAATCCGACCAACCGGCAAGCGTCGATCATTCCAGCGCGGAATGCCCCGGCAGGAATGCCGTGCCACCCTTCGTCGGAAACGTGCAGTGCTTGGCGGAAATCCTCGTCGAAGTTTCGAGCCTCCCGCGCCTTTTTCTTCGTTGCCTGCGATCCGGCCATCATCTTCTCGCTCATGGCGTTGATTGCCTTCTCCGAAAACCGGAGCTGGACGTATGGAGCGGTCCCGACGATGCGGACCTTAAGTGTTTCGATTTTTGGTGCACTGATATGCACCGCGACTGTCTCTTCTTGTTTTTTCTTGGTAGCCATCTGGTTTGTTTTGTTCACGAAAAAGCCCACGGGCTGACTCCTAGTCGTGATGGGGCCAGAACCCCCTAGAAGCCAGCCCGAAGGCTGTTGCTGATCTGGTTTGTTGCGCCTCACGAAAGCGTTGCCACCGATTACGCGGGACAGGATGCCGCGTCAAACTTTTTTTTGTTAATCTTCCCCGCCCTCGAAAAGCCGGAACATCCGCGCCGCTCCGGTCTGGTAAACCTCGCAGTCGTAAAGGTGATTGGCTCGGGACTTCTGCACCCATACCCGCTTCACTTGCTGCTCGCGCCCAACTTGGAATTCTTCCATGCGCTCGGCTTTGAAATGCTTGCGGTAGGCATTGGAAACATCTGAGAAGACGCGCCACTCCGCTCCCTGCCCTGATGACAAGCGGGCGAGCATGTCTTTAAGTGGGTTGGTCGCCACCCATACCCATCGTGCAATTCCGCCGCGTGGCGCGGGCTTTCGCTGAATCTTGGAAAACGGATTCTCGATCTCCTTGCCCGACTTCGATTCCGCCTTCCAACCGGTCCTTGACCCGTCCCCTTTGATCCCGACCCATCCACGCCTTACGATCAGGTTCAGGATTCGCGGCTCGTCGTATCCGATGTCGATGAACGTCTTGTTTGGGTCAACCTTGTAGCGGGCGATCAGGTCGGCCAATTCGGTTTCGTCGCCACCCCTGCCGGGAACGTAACCCTCCCAGAGCAAGGTTGACTCACCGCCCTGCCACCATGCGCGAATCACCATCCAGAAGTGGTCGCCGCCAACGTCGATAGTCGCAACCCGGCAAGCTTCGCCATCCAGCGGCTGACCCTCGGCTACGTCGTCGCGGCTGTAACCTGAGACGGCTAGCGGGGCGGCAGTGTCAACCATGTCCTCGGACCAGAACTGCGCCCGTCGTTTCTGCCTCCACTGCCGGAGCTTCTCAACCGCGCCAGCCTTGGCCATGCGGGTCGCCTCCAAGAATCCGAGAACCTCGTTCGACCACGGAATCCACCAGACTGCCAGCGAGTCAACGTGGAAGCCACGATAGCCTCGGACGGGTGATTCCCCGCCCGGTGACATGTAGCCTTTCGCTCCGTTCTCCATGTTGGACGATGAGAGCAAGCGGCGGTTTGCCACGGTGTCGGCGTATTCCTGACCGCAGTCGCAGCGCATTCTTGCGGTGTCTGAGCTGGCTTGCTCGTCGAGCTTGCCGTCGACCTCGATGCGGTCGAACTTGAGATCTTCAAATGAAAAGGGGCGCGGGTTGCGGCAACCTGGGCATTTCCACCCAAAGGACGCCTTGTTGGTTTTCTGCCATTCAAGGTCAAACTCGCTGCCGGTGTATCCGCCCTGAGAGACGAGGTATATTTTCCGGTTCCATCTGTCGTGATGCCGCGCCAAGAACTCGCGGACAAGCCCCGGCTTCCATGTCCACACCTCGTCCCCGTAGAGCCAGCGCATCGACTTCTCTTGGAAGTTCGACAGGTTCGCCCCGCCCATGATAAGCGGCATGTGCGGGAAAAGAATTTCGAGCTTCCTCGATTTGTGGCGATCCTCGGGCCAAAGTGCCGCGAGCATGGCGCAGGATTTAAGGGCGGGGGTAAGCCGGGACTCAGCCCAGAACTTCGCGTCCTCGTCGGTCTGGGACGCGTAAAGCATCGGGCCGGGATCTTCGGAAACGACGTAGGGAATCAGAGCTTCCGCCATTGTGGATTTGCCCGATCCGGTTGGAGCTAGGACAACGATGTTCCGCGTGTCAAAGTCGGCAGCGCATTCCATCGGACCCTTCCACCAAGGAGTCTGCTCCGGGTCGAACTTACCGGATCGCTCGCTATTCTGAATCTTGACGTTAGCGGCAGCCCACTCCCACGGAGTCAACTTAGTCGGTGGTCGCCAACCTAAACACGCGCCCTCAATGACTGGATTCTTCCGCATAAATGGCGTTGGTTTCATCGGATAGCCGGGTGAGGATCTCAATAACCTCGGCTTGAATAAGCTTCTGGATAGCGGACGCTTCCAATCCTTCAGCCCTCGGCGGAATGTCGGCGGCGAACTTAAGTAGCTCGCCACGAGCGGCGGATACGACTCGGGTTATCGACTGGCGAACCTCGCCAACAGGGACAAGCTCGCGAGTCTCCATCTGGACGGCAACGATTCCCTTCAGCGCGAGAACCTTTTCTTTGAGGATCTTTACTGTGTCGATGTCCTGCGCCTGCCTGATGGCAAGCTCCATCTCTTGTAGGCTTTGAGCTGTAGCGGTCGCTTCCGGTAGCGCCATCTTCGCGCCAGGCTGAATCCGGTGGTTCCTAGAACTAGCCCACGCAGCCATTGCCTCACGGTTCCAAGGGTCAACCCCTTGCCTTTTGGCCTCGTCCCAGTCCTTTCGGTTA